CTCGACGTAGGCGGCCCCCGCCCTGATGCCACCGGCCGTCTCAGCCACCGGTCAGCCCTCCCGCTTCCTGGCCTGGATCTTCCTCGTCCTGTAGCCCTTACCGAGCATCCCCTTGAGGACGGTCTTCGCCGGGGCGCTGAAGTCCGCCTTCGCCCTCCGCTCCCGCGGCCGGTAGGGGTTGAATGTGTCGGGGGTGAACGGCGCCGACTGCTTCTTGCGGTCGCGGTTGGCCTCGGCGAGCAACCACATCACCCCCGCCGTCTGGCCCCACCCCAGTCGGCCCCGGGCCTCGGCCATCCACGCCAGTTGGCGGAGGGTGAAGGGGCCGGGGTGGACGCCTACGATGCCGGCGAGGTGCCAGACAACCTCTTCAGGATCTCGGCCGGGCTCACCCCCGCCAGCCGCGCCTCCCTCGCCGTCAGTTCCAGGTCCCGCACCTCCCTCGCCTTCCCGATCACCGCCCGGAGCCCCGCCCTCTCGCGGGGGTTCGGGAAAAAATCGATCAGCGCCTCGAGGAAGGCGTCGGCGGCGGCCTCCAGCACGTCGCCGCCCATAAGCCGGCCGAACCCCTCGTCCGTGACCCCCTCGGCGCCCGCCTGGTCGAGGCACAGGACGTACAGCACGTCCACGAGCGTGAAGTGGTCGTCGAGCAGGTCGCCGAGCGCCTTCGCCCCGTCGCGGCCGACGAGCGTGAGGAGGTTGACGCCGAGCAGAGCCTTGACCCGCCGCGCGGTGGTGACGTTGACCTCCACCACCCACGGCCGCCCGCCGCTGTCCTTGAACGCCTTCACGGTTAACCCCCTGACGTCAGGTCGTCGCCACGTACACCTTCGGAGACCGGGCCGAACTGCTCACCCCGTGCGTGACGGCCACCTTGGCGACGTTGGCGTCGATCGGGTTGTCGCCGTACATGCCCGTGAGCCAGATGAACTGGCTCTGGCCCGCCTGGACGACCGCCACGTAGATGTCGGCGTCGGAGCCGTCGAGGAACCGGACCACGCACGGCTGGCCGCCGTCGCCGACCAGCACGCCCCGGACGGCGGCCGCCGCGACGACGAACGTCTCCTCGTTGACGACCATCGCCGTGACCGCCGTCGCGGCGGCCGGCAGGGCGTCGCCGTTGGCCAGCGTGAACGGCACGCTGTCCCCCGCCACCGTGCCGACGGTCGCGTTGTAGGCGATGCCGCCCGACCAGTAGATGTCGACCTTCGCGCCGGTCGTGATGGCGTGGCCGCTCGCCATCGTCAGCGTGCCGGCGGTGTCGCTGGTGCGGGTGGTGAGGGTGCCGGCCTTGGCGGCGGCGTACTCCTCCTGTTTGATGACGGCGCCGCCGCCCGTGACGGTCTGGTTGTTGCGGAACGTCTCGCCGAGCATGACGGCGGACTGAGAGACGGTGATATCCATGAGTCGCGCCCCCTGCCGGTTACTCGACCTCCAGCCATTCCGCCTCGTGGTCGCTGTCGGTCGGCTTCAGCAGCACGGAGTAGATGACCACGCTGCCCATCTGCTCGCCGCGCGTCAGGCGGAAACACTCCATCTCGACGTGCAGCCCCTCGCTCCCGGCCGTCTCGATGTCCCCGTCCATCGCGGCGACGTTGAGCCTGGTGTTGTTCAGGAACGAGTCGAGCAGCGCCTGGAAGTCCGCCTCGCTCGTGCCGTCGTCCTTGCGGCGCAGGAAGTCGAACTCGATGCCGTAATCCTTCATCGCGCCGACGTAGCGCTTGACCTTGCTGCCCCGGCGGTTGGCGTCGGCCTGGTCCTTCTCCATGCTCGTCGTGCAGTCGCGGACGTCCTTCATCTCGACCCACACGGGCGACGCCCACGAGGCGGCGGAGTCGCGGTACAGTTTGCAGTCGATGCCGACCCGGACCACTTCAGACATGACGCGTCTCCTGTCACCTGATCGAGTTCGCCCACAGGCCCGGGGCCTTCTCGGCCTCCTCGCGGAACGCCGGCCCCATGAACGGCCTGGCCCTGTACCGCGTGGCCCGCGTGCCGCCCCCGGCCGTGCGCACCGCCGGCCCGTCGCCGCCGTACTCCAGCAGCGACGGCACCCGCGAGCCGTCACGGAGGAGCGTCGGCCCGATCACCACCGATTTGCGGTCCGCGTCGTAGCTGAAGAAGATCAGCTTCCGCAGCGTGCCGACGTGGCCGGACGGCGGGCTGCCCGGCTCGCTCACCGCCCGCCGCTTGCGGATCGACGTCTGCGCCCGCCGCCGGACGAACGCCCCGAAGCGGGACAGGCCCTTCCGCGCCGCCGCGTCCACCGCGCCCGTCACCTTCGGCCGGTCGAAGAAGTTCGACTTGGCGGCCTTCACCGTGAGGGAGATCACCGGTCCCTCCATTCGCGGTAGGTGAGGGTGATGACGCTGGTGAAGACGCCGAACTCGTCGAGGTGCTCGGGGACGAACACCGGGTCAACGGACGCCCCGGCCAGTTTCACCGACGGCACGCCGGCGAGGGACAGGTCAGACAGGAAGTGGTCCACGATCTCCTCGACCAGGGCGAGCATCGGGTCGCACCCGGCGGCCGTCGCCTCCACCCTCTGTTGCACGCCGACCTGGATCTCGTGGTCGTTCTGCCGGAGCTTCCGGGCGGCGGCCTCGCCCGACCACGCCCGCGTGAGAACGCTGACCTTCAGCCCGGCGAGCGTCTCCAGGCTGTGGCTCACGTCGAAGACGCGCTCGGCGGCGACGGGCACGCTGAACCGCGACGGCACGTTGAGCCGGGTCACCACCGCGTCCGCGATCTGGGAGATCACCGCCGCCATCTCAGCCCTCGCTCACCTGCTTCGTGTGGATGCGCCTCAGGATCCCGTAGCCGTCCGCCCACCGCCAGCACTCCTCGCCCGGGAGGGCCGACACCCGGAAGACGTAGGCCACGCCCCCGAGCGTCTCGCTGACCGTGTCGCCCTTCAGCGGAACCTCCGGGCCGTCCCCGAAGTCGATGTCCGCCGCCGCGATGGTGTAGTCGCCGTTGTCCCACCTGACCCGGGTGCCGGGGTCGCCGGACACCCGGAGGGGCTTCGGGCCGGCCGTGGCCTGGACCGTGACGGACCGTTCGCCGCGGGAGTAGACGACCGGCCGCGACGCGCTCGCCTTGAGCCGCGCCGCCAACCACTCCGCGCCCCGCCGCATCATGTCCGCCACGGTGCCGCCCCCCGGTTACGCCGCCTGGGCCTCGACGTTCGTCCGGATGATCATCCGGTCGATGTAGATCGGCCCGCCAGTCTCGGTGCCGGTGGTCTTCTCGTAGTGGGCCAGCGCCTTGAGCGGGCCGGTGGCGGCGCTGATGTCGAACACGGTCGCCGGCAGGACGTTGACGCCGTTCACGTAGAACTGCACGTCCTCCGGGTCCCTGGCGTCGATCCACACCTCTACCCGGTCGGCGGCCGCCGACCCGGCGGCGAAGTCCACCGTGGTGTCCGTCTCCGCCACCTCAGTCGTGCCGTCGTCGCTCTCGGCGTACAGGTTGAGGTCGTTGCCGTTGGTGTGGAGGAACGCGCTCTCGGTGATGGCCCCGGCGTCGCTGGCGTGGGTGGCGTTGGCCAGCCCGATGTTGAAGTCGGACGCCGACCCGCTGCCGTTGGTGGCGACGCGGAAGACGCCCTCAAAGATCGGCCGGGACGCCAGGGCCACGGCGTCCACGGACAGGATGTCCACCTTCTGCGCCTCGCTCGTCGAGGTCAGCTGCAGCGCCCGGCTGCCGCCGTGGACGACCGGCGGGAGGAACCCGCCCAGCGCCTGGGTGCCGACCGCGACCGAGACCGACGGCCCGGCCAGGGCGTCCACCGTGACCCGCTGGCTGGCGTTCAGGTCCACCGTCAGCGTCGTGTCCGCCGCCGCCGCGTCGGCCGGGGTGGTGCCGAGGTAGAAGTCCCTGTCGTTGACCGCCCGGAAGTGGGCGGCCGAGTCGCTGTGGTCCCAGAACACCCGCCCGCCGGCGAGGAACTGGATGTTGGCCGTCTTCGTGACCTTGACCAGGCCGGAGACGATCACCGCCCCGAGCACGCCGGCCGCGATCGCCGACGGGGCGACGGCCGCCCGGCCGTCGGGCAGCTGCAGCACCTGGCCGGCGGCCACCGCCGCCGCCGGCGTGTAGTCGACCGTCTCCAGCGTCCTCTTCTTGTACACCGCGTCCATCGCAGACCCTCGCTCGCCCGTGGTGATTGGTGACCCCCGGCGGCTCCGCCGGGGGTGGAGCCGGTCACGCCTCGCCCTTGGCCGCCACGCCGCCCCGGTGATCCTGGAGCCGGAACCCGAAGTCGTGATAGCCGCGCATCTGGATACCGAGGGTGTTGAAGTCCGCCTCGGCGTTCTCGACCGTCGGCTCCATCGCCCCGTTCAGGAACGCCCCCTCGATCACCGGGAGTTCGTTCGGGTCGGCGAGGACGTACCACTTCTTCGACGAGTAGCCGGTGAACCGGCTGTTCCCGAGGTACGCGGACACGACCGGCTTCAGCTTGCCGGCGTGCGGGTTCACCGTGGCGTACTTGGTGCTCGCCGTGGTGTCCCGGACCTCGGTCGAGTTCATCAGCACCTCGGCCGCCACCTTGAGCGCCGTCGGCACCAGCAGGATCTTCGGCATCAGGCCGACCGGGTCGCCCTCGGTGTCGGTTTGGTCCAGGAACGTCTTCTCGGCCCGGGTCAGCCCGTCGATCGACAGCCGCGACTCGGTCGTCTCGCCGGCCGTCGCGCCGGTGATGTAGTTCGCGTTGTCGGACTTGAAGAAGTCGGAGTTGTCGAGGAACTCCGCCCAGCACACCTCGTTGACCTTGAGCCCGGCCCCGCGGCCGAGCTTGACCGGCGACCCGGTGGTGATCGCCGACAGGTCGTCGTTGATCAGGTCCTGGCGGGTGACGGCGAGCATCTTCGCGTAGGTGTCGGCCTTGTTGCCGTAGGCCAGTTCGCCGAGGTCGCCGTGCTCGATCTCGCCGTCGGCCCCGACCTTGCTGTACTTCAGGTCGCCGGTCAGGCGGTAGCTGCTGATCTCCTTGAAGTCGGAGACGGGCCGGATGGCGCAGATCTCGCGCCACGCCCCCTCAACGGCGTTCCAGCCCATCAGGAGGAACTTGTTCGCGACGTTCGACAGGATGCCGCTGATGTCGCGGCTGCTGAACGCGGCCTGGAGGACGCCGCGGGGGTCGGAGCGGAACGAGCGGCCGTGGTAGCCGCTCATCCACGCCGCTTCGAGGATCAGTTCCTGGAGCCCGATCCGGCCGCGGAACCGGGTGTGCGCCGCCTGCAACTCCGCGTCGCTGAACCCCTGCCGCTCAACCGCCGGCAGCCGGCCGGCCTGGAGGGCCGCCGCCTCGATCACCCGCCACGGCGAGACGCCGGACGGCATGCCGGGGCCGTGCCCGGCGTGGACGCCCACGGCCGGCCGCGACGCCCGCAGGACGTGCAACTCGGTGGCGTCCACCGTCCACCCCTCGCGGATGGCCTGCGCCTCGACGGCCGGGTGGTCGGCCGCGACGCGGCGGACCCCCGCCACCCGCTCCGTCTCGCGGGCCTGCGCCTCGCGGCTGGC